GCCGCTTATGCGGCATAATTTGTATTTTATAAAGAAAGAAGAGGACGAAGCTATGGACGAGAATAACAAGAAATTGCACAGGGATTGTGACCCACACGACGCGGCCAATTGCGACATCAATGACCACGGCAAATTGGAACCCGGAGCCGATGATTGCGGCCATCGTGCGGAAACGGGACCCGGCATAGGTCCCCAGAAAGCGGTTGATCGGCGGCCATTCTGCGGGCCGGATCCGACCGCGCCGAGCAGCATTAACGGCGATCAACATCCAAACCAAGGCCCAGGAGCAAGAAAATAAGACTTAAGGAGATGACAACATAATGCCGACAGAAATTATGGTATCACTAATTGGCATGGCCGGTAGTGCAATAGGTACTTTTGCTGGCATTCTAGCCAGCGCGAAGCTGACTACATACCGGCTGGCGCAGCTTGAAAAGAAGGTAGACAAACACAATACGGTTATTGAGCGCACCTTTATATTAGAAGAACAAATGAAGGTTGCAAATCACCGGATTGGTGATTTGGAAGAAAATGAGAAAGCGAGGAATTAATTATGGATTTAAGTTTTTTGAGTAATTTTATGGTACCGGTAATCGTGGGGATCTGCCTGTGCGCGGGTTATATCGCCAAGCACTGGATTAAGGATATGGACAATAAGTATATCCCCACCCTGTGCGCCGTTCTGGGGGTGCTATTGGCCGTTTGGATCAGCGGATGGAACATTTCCCCGGAAGGGCTGTTGCAAGGCTTATTCAGTGGCCTGGCATCCACGGGGTTACATCAGGCATTTGCGCAGCTGCTGAAAAAGGAATAGTTGCGACGTCGCAACATTGACCGGGGTGGGGAAAATCTCTGCCCCTTTTAGATTGGAGGGGAATATGAAATATAGAACGAAACCGGTAATAATTGATGCGTTCAATTGGACTGGAGGGCCGGATCAGGAAGAAGATCCGGAATGGATTGTTGATGCCATCAAAGAAGGAAATGCATGGTTTAAGAACGCAGGATCGCCCAGCGTTAAATTTTATATTAAAACATTAGAAGGGACGATGGAAGCCGCTGTTGGTGATTATATTATACAAGGCGCACAAGGTGAAATTTACACTTGCAAACCAGAAATTTTTAGGGCAACCTATGAACTTGTGTGAAAAATGAAAGGGGATTTTATATGAAAACGAAAGCGGAATTAGTAGCCTGGTGTGAAAGTAAGCTGGGCACTCCATATGTTTACGGTGCCAAAGGAGCGGTGCTTACGCAGTCCCAGATCAACACCTGGGCTGCATTATATCCGTCTACGTTTACGGCTGCCTATATTACCAAGGCAAAGTCATATATTGGACAGGCATGTACTGATTGCTCCGGCCTGATCAGTTGGCTTACTGGCACACTCCGGGGCAGCTCTAACTATAAGGATACGGCTGCCCAGATGGTGGTGATTGGTAAGCTGGACGAAAGTATGATTGGCTGGGCGGTGTGGAAGTCCGGCCATATCGGCGTGTACATCGGCAATGGCTATTGCATCGAAGCCAAGGGTATTAATTATGGAACTATTAAGTCTAAGGTTTCGGATACGGCATGGACGCACGTACTGAAACTATGTGACATTGATTATACGGATAGCAGCAACGTATCAAGCACATATGAGATCGCTACCGGCGCAGCTGGCCTGATCATAACTGCGTCATCGCTGTATGTTCGGGATTACCCTAAGACAGGGGATGTCCTGGATACACTAATGAAAGGAACCGCAGTATACCCGACGGGTAAGGCGTTTGTTGATGGCGAAGCCTGGCTCCAGATTCCGGCCGGTTGGATTTCTGGCAAATATGTGGAAGGGTGGGTTCAGGAATCGGGTGGCGCATGGTGGTATGTAATGGTGGGGTATACATATCCGGTGGGAACCCTGCAGGAGATTGGAGGCAGTTACTATGCTTTTGATCCGGACGGTTGGATGTTAACGGCGGATCGGATTAGCGAGAGCGGGGCGATAGTGTAGCTGATAATAAAAAAAGCCCCGGTGATGAACCGGGGTTGATATCTACCAAATCATTTCATATACTATTCTCCTGCGGATTTGGCAGTTTTGGTTTAAGCTTCTCACATATAGCGATTTTTTCCAGTGCATACCTATATACCTTCAATGCTTGCTCTGGCGTTTCTTTTTCATAATCGCTGTCTATAATCTCTAGACACATGTTAGCTATAGACAGGACCAGGCTTAAAACACTTTTATCACTCAATTCTCTTCCTTTTTCCATCTCGTTTTCCATCCCCCCCGTCAAGCCGATAGGTCAGCAGCGCGTATTATATTGTTCCTTTAAGTTTCAGTAGTTCCTTTCTCCCAGTAGACTGGGCTAATTTTGCTGCTGGTAGAGTGCATGCCGGAGCGAGTAGACGTATGCAATGGGAACCTTAGCTTTTTTACAGTGCGCCCTGAGGCGGCCATTTACGGCAGCCATCCTGTCCTGCGTAAATACCGGCATATCGCTCGGCTTGTCTTGTAGTAATCTCCCGAATTGCTCTGCTATTTCGCCATCTATTTCAACGGTGCGTGCGGATGCCGGGGTTTTTAGTGGCCGAAACCCTTCATCAAACCATGCCTTGTTGATGGTCAGCAACCCTTTTTCAAAATCAAAATCAGCTGGCGTTATCGCCAAGGCCTCCCCGTATCGGATTCCCGTCTTCGCGATCAACAATATTATCCAGTCTAAATTGATCTCGGTTAAGTCTAATTCATTCAGCAAAAGATTTATTTCGGCTTGGCCGAACTGTGTTTTTTTCATGTTTTCTCCTCGTATTTTCGCATAAAGCGATCATTTTTTTTGCTTCCTTTTTTCTGCTATTTTTTGCAGTATCTTTTCGCGATTTCTCTTGTAATACTCCTTATTCTCCAATGTCCGGTCCCGGTTTTTTTGATACACTTTGGCAGATTCTTTTCTCCTCCGAGAGCGCTCTTCTAACCGTTCATGATTTCCATCAAGGATGTCGGCGGCTCTGGTAAGAAGGATTCCTACGCGATTAGGGGTTACGCCTATTATTTGCGATATCTCCTTGTAAGATAGATTTTCCCGCCTGAGCAGAATAATGCGTTTCAAGTTTTCCGGCAGAGCATCGATATCGGATGGATCGTATTTTGTGTAATCCTTCTTGATACGCGCCTTATGATCGGGTTTTTTACGCGGTCGGTTAGGTTTGCGCTTAGGCTTGCGTTCAGGCTTACGTTCAGGTTTACGTTCAATTTTACGTTCAGGCTGCTTATAGGTATCACTGGATAGCTTTTCCCGAGCCTTTTTGAGGATTTCGCTGGCGTTTTGACGGCAACAATTGTTTTGCGCAGCTATTTCAGTAACTCTTTTGCCATCGATAGCAGCAAGCAGAAATTCTCGTTGCTTCTCGCTAAGTGCCGATAGATCGCGATCTCTGTATTCCTCGTAATTAATCTTAATCATGTTGGCCTCTCTTTCCCGCCTCATCGCCATGTAAAGTATTGTATTCTCTGTAGTCAAGCAATTCCCACTGTTTGTACGTATAGGCCCGCTTTGGCTTACCCTGGCGAGTTTGCTTTATTGCTCGGAATGCGGATGCTATGGCATGTGCATCTCGCGGATTCCCGACTTCTTTGCCGAAGAGGTCGGCATTTTCCCTGCACCATTTCAGGAGATTATTAAACTCAAACACTTCGCCTGATGGGGCTTGTATCTTCCAATATTTGGCTGTTACATTGGTGTCAAAAGCTCCGGAGAGGGGACTTATTTGTGCCGCCGGAGTCCCCAGTTTTAAATTGTCAGACGGGTTTTTATTTAACAATTTCTCCCGGGCTTCAGGACTCCATTTGAACTTTATCCCCTTGTGCGTTAGCGATGCCCGCTTTGCTTTGCATTCCGATGCTCCGCAAGTATTTGTTGTGTCCGATGGATACCGCCGAAACTCTTTTCCGCAGAAAGGGCAATTATCAATAACTGGCGGCAGCGATCGAAGAGATTCTTTTTGCTTCGGCTGGTAGTTCGAATCATACGACCACGCAAAGCCTTTCACAAGGTGTGAGGGTTTGGTGCAATCCATGTTCTGGGCAAGTGCCTTGCTAATCGCAGAAGCAGCAACCTCATGCTTAGCCGCTGCTTCTGCGATCGAATTATACATGCCAACACATTGTTGACTATCAATGTCGAATTTATAAATGTTCTTGGGTTTCATTTTTAAATTATTGGATTCTCCTTTCCGCACTCCCACGACTCGCCGAACTTGATTTCATGGGCCTTCGCATAAGCGTCAAAAAATTCTTGATCGGCGCATGGTGCCAGTTCCCTGTGTAATTCTTCCCGTAATTCATCATCCATCAAATTAACGGCCACATCAAAATCAATTTCTATTCCATGTTCATTAATTACAGTGTTTTTTATGAAATCCTCCATTCTGCAATTAAGTGCTTGGGATAATGCCAGAGCATTCTGTAACGTCATGTTTCCTATTTTGCATTCTTCGTTCTCGTATTTCTGAATAGCCCTTAGATTAACACCGCTCATGTCTGCGAGAGCCTGTTGGGAGAATCCTGCGAGATTCCGGTAATACTTTAGTTTGTTCTTCATATTTCCTCCTATTTCTCGAAAACACCGATTACAGATGCATTTTCGATAATGATTTCGCCATCATCATATCCTGCCTGTGCGTAACTTCCGCAAAGAACGTGGATTCGGTTCCCGTAATAGTGGGATACAGTGTTGAGAGCCTTTTCTATGCTATGGTCATCGGTGGGGTCAAATTTGACACAGCAGGTTCCATCTAACTCACCGGCGTCGTAAAATCCGGCATAGACACCGCTTTCCATATAAGGATATACAAGCTCATCATCATCGTCGAACTCTGGATCCTGAAATAATTGATGCGAATTATTAGCAGTTACGCCAATATTATAGGTGCATTCATCGACCCTAATCCCAAAGTAGTTATCATAGATGAAATCCTCATCTAACGATGCAAGAATGGTTTTTACATTATCCAGAGTAGCTTTCATTTTTTAATTCCTCCGTTCGTTATCTTATATACTTATTATACGCCAATATTGGCGTAATGTCAAGGGGTTTTTCAAAATATTTCAGGTTTTTGCAATGTACGATGTCCTAATGCAAATACGTCTTCGTGATACAATCCGCATAACGTAATCTGTGATATTATAACATTTCTCATTCTGTTGTACCATATTGTGGTAAATTATAGCGGAAGGAGCAAGACGTATGATAAAAATTTTACTCTCTTCAAGGCTTGGAGACCGCAGATGGACTCAGGCTGATTTGGCTCGAAAGACTGGTATCA